TCCTCTAGCAGGAGTTGGGCAGCATACGGGGATTGAGCAGATAGACACCACTCTCAGTGGGGCCAAAAAGTTTGAGCTGTGGACACATGCCGCTTGGACGGGGGGCCTGAAGAGCAGTTTTGCCATGAACTGGGCATACAACCAAGCAGTCTACCTAAAACATGACTCCCTAATTTTCTCTCTGGAAATGCCCTACATCCAGTGCCGCCGAATCCTCTACGCGATACACTCTATGCATGGCAAGTTCAGGGAAGCCAGGATCCAACTTGGTATCCAGAAGGACCCGGGTCCTTCCGTGAGCCTGGACTATGGCAGGGTCCGAGATGGTCAACTCACACCGGAAGAAAAGACCTTCTTGCTGGACTACGTGATCCCGGACTTCAATTCCGGGCTCTATGGCAAAATACACATTGAGGTGTCAGACCCGGACAAGAGCGACTTTAATGTGGCGGATCTACGATCTAGGGCAGAAGTCATTTACTCCAAGTCTCCCTTCAGTTTACTGATCGTTGACCACGCAGGTTTGCTGGCTCCACGTAAATGGGTTCCGTCCACGACCGAGAGACTCAACGAGATTTTGCGGGACCTCAAGAGACTGGCCATGAACTTCAATCGGGGGGCAGGAATGGCTGTGGTCAACCTGTTTCAGATTTCCCGTGAGGGGTTCAAGGCAGCAGAGAAGGCTGTAGAGAAATCGGATAATACCTATACAATAGGGCCGTATAACCTCACTTTCCTCAGTTATTGCAACGAGGCGGAGAGGAGTTCTGACATCGTGACGGCCACCTATTTGGACGAGACTCTACGAAATCAGAACCGTGTTCTGTTCCAGTGTCTCAAGAGCCGTGACCAAGCACCTTTCAAGAACTTCTTCGCACAGGTGGAGTGGTCATGTAGAAGGATCCTGACCACCCACGAGGTACCCATGATGGTCCCGAAGAGGGACAATGACAGGTCACAGAATGCACTAGACGACGTTGGAGACCTGTTTACATGACCAACCACATTGTGATTCGGGGAGACTCCTTACAGGTTCTCCCCACCCTGGAGGCGGAGTCCTTCGACGCCATCGTGACTGATCCCCCGTATGGGTTGTCAGTCGAGCCGGACATTGCGGAAGTGATGGCTTGTTGGATAGCAGGCAAGCCCTACAAGCATGGGAGGGCTGGCTTCATGTCCAAAGACTGGGATGCCTCAGTGCCTGGACCGGAGTATTGGCGTGAGGTGTTCCGGGTTCTGAAGCCTGGGGGGCACCTACTTGCCATGTCGTCCTCACGAACGTGGGACCTACTCAGCATTGCAATCAGGTTTGCGGGATTTGAGAGCAGGGACACAATCGCTGTGCATGGGTCAGTAGTAGTACCTATTGGGGTTCCTGCATTGCATTGGACTTTTGGGTCGGGATTTCCAAAAAGCCTCAATGTCAGCAAGGCCATTGACAAGCAGGCCGGGGCCGAGAGAGAAGTGGTTGGCCTCTCTCAGTATGCTGCAAGGGCCAATACCCATCCTCGGGCTATGTCCCCAGGGGACCTGCACAGAGAGGTTGAGGATACCCGTACTGAAACAGCACCCGCTACCGATGCCGCCAAAAAATGGGACGGTTGGGGGACGGCACTAAAGCCCTCACATGAAGTGATTCTAGTATTCCGCAGGCCACTTAGGGAGTCCACAGTGGCCGCACAGGTGCTGGCGACCGGTACCGGGGCCATCAATGTGGATGCTTGTAGGGTGGGCACTCCAGATGACCTGACTGGTAACCATGGCCAGCATGCCTTGGGGAGGATGAATGACGATGGGTGGAAGCCCCCACTCATGGTGTCTCCAGGCAATCCTGCTGGCAGGTGGCCTCCAAACACCCTGCTCTGTCATCTCCCATCCTGTAAGCAGGTCGGTACTAACACGGTCAAGGCCAAGCAACTCACCGCGGGTAGAAGGACTGTGAAGTGGGGGGTAGAAGAGGGGGGCTGTACCTACGAGAAGGGCACCGGGGCGGTTTTTGCAACCGAAGATGGCAAGGATGAGGTTCCCGCTTTTGAGTGTGCTGAAGGGTGCCCCATCGCAGAGATGGATAGGCAGAGCAATCAGGCACAGCTTGGTCGGGCTGCCTACTCGTTTGGGACAGGTCGGGCTGCCTACTCGTTTGGGACAGGGGGTAGGGCAAATCCAAGTGAGGTGAAGAAACCTGGGATGTTCAAGGGAGTGGGTGGTGGGGGTGAGGTTTATGGGGACTCGGGAGGGGCCTCTCGGTTCTTCCCCAACTTCACATGGGAGCCCGGGGAGATCGAGCATGCCTTCCGGTATGTGGCCAAGACATCCAAGGGGGAGCGCAATGCGGGGATGCCTGAGGGGGCCGCTAACAAACATGTCACCGTCAAGCCCTTGAACTTAATGAGATTTTTGGTCAAACTGGTCACCCAACCAGGGGGCAAGGTTCTGGACCCCTTCTGTGGGTCGGGAACAACTGGAATGGCATGTGTCCATGAGGGATTTGAGTTCACGGGAATTGAGTTAGAGGAAGAGTCTGCCAACACGGCTCGACTGCGCATTGCTGGTGTAAAGCCACCTGTGGAAGAGGCTCCCGAAGAGGATTCCATATTGGGGATGTTTGGGGCCACCAATGATTGAGATCGTCAATACGGCTAAGACGCAATACCGCCTATCCCTGGAGGGATCCCCAGAGAAGGTCTTGCTGGTTGCCAAGGAACCAGATGGTTACAAGGTGGTTTACGAGCACAACCATGGGTGGGAGCCCTACGCTGACAAGGTCGATGGTCTCAAGTGGGCCAAGGACATTGCGGCCGACCTGCTGGCACGGTGGACTGGGTTCAATAACGAGGGGTATCCCATCTTTGCCAAACCCATACTAAAACCTCTTCAGGTGGGAACCGTTAAGGCATGGGGATATCGAGCCACAGAGGCCAACTCTTCCTACCTGTGTGACCGCCATATGGGATTTGATATTCGCCATGTCCGTCCTGGGGCAGAAGCTCTTCTGAGGGAGCTACAGGAGCCGGAGCCAGATAGGGTGGTGTTTCTGGACGCATCTGACGTGTTGGTAATACCAGAAATGGCCAAGCCAGCGGAGTTCCTGGGGGCCACAGTGGCTGGGGTGGCCCTCATCGTGGATGCCCAAGACGTTTTGCATTACGTTGATGCTCGTAAGCTGGCCCTGGCTGTTACCCTGGTGGAGTGGGATACAATCATGTGTGCCCCGGAGATTTTCCAACCTGTGGCTCTGCTCTATAAGGGGGTGGTAACAGCTGTCATTATGCCCATGCGGGAGCCCCACCTGGACGATCCGGATACCTTCGCCGATGCTCATGAGGCTCGGAAAGCCAGGATGACAGAAGCAGGTGTTTCCATTTTGGAAATGGTTGCAGTGGTTCCACAGCAGGAGCCTTCTGTGCTGGATATGTTTGCCTGAGGATGGCCCAATGATAATGACACTCAAAGACCTGATTGCTCAGTTGAGCAAGTACAATCCAGACTCCATCGTGATGTTCTACAACGATGGCTACTACACGGAAGTGACGACCTGTGAACGGCAGTTTAGTGTGGGGGGATGGCCTTATGCTACAGAGGAAGAGGCGCAAACTGAATCCTGTGGGGACCCGGATACCCCCGTGTTCCCATGCGTGGTGCTCTATTGAGTTCAGGCTCGCCAAGTGGTGCGGTGAACCGTACAGAAAAGCGGGTTGGGCGGATTAAGACTGACATCCCCATTGATCGGGTTCTGGCCAAGTACGGCTATGCTGTCGAAGAGGGGACGGACAGGGAGCAACAGTTCTCATGTGATCTTCACGGTGATGGGACCGACAGTAAGCCATCGGCTCGGTGTTATCCAGATACCAACCAGTTCTACTGCTGGGCTTGTGGGATGAGTCGGGATGCCATTCAGTTGGTGAGAGAGAAGGAGGGTGTTGGCTTCATGGAGGCCATGGACCTCCTGGAAAAACAATACCAGCTACCCCCGATGTCCTGGGAGGGGGAAGAGAAGGAGGAGACCCCTGAGAGCCTGCTTGAGTCAATCCTCAGGGAACCCCCACGAGATACCCTGGAGATTGAGTCCTCTCGTGCTAAGAGATTGCTGGATGCCATGACGATGGAGAGGGCTAAACCACTATCACTGGTGCTTCGATTGTGGGAGCAGTTTGACTATTTGACTGTAATGGCTACCACCAACCCCAATGAGGTACATGGTGCAATGAGCAAGTTGGTCAAGAGGCTGGTTGAGGAATCGGGGAACACGCAATGACAGGAATCGTTACCACCAAGCTGCCAGATCTAGCTTGGGGGGAGCCAACTATAGCCCGGGTTATTCCTTACGGGGATGACCGGTGGGGGCAGTTTCGGTTTCTAGTGGGCACTGATTGGGAGCCACTGTTTCCGTTGGTCCCTGATGGCATCCTGGATCAAGCCCTGAGAGGTTATGTCACCCCCTTGATGCGGATACTGGGGCCTCCACCTAAGGCCCTTGTGAAGAGGTTGCCAATGGCGGATACCTTGTGCATGAACAGGAAGTCCTGTATCTCCTATGTGCCTTCCAAATGTGTCCCCAGTCCCACCACACCGGACTGCTGGGAGGCTGAAGTGTTCCCTGAGAATAGGAGCCTCATCAACAACCTAGTAATGCTCTGGCGTGATGGGATTGTGGTCATCATTACGGTCCCGGAAGAGTAAGCAGAGGAGAGGTTGGCTTAATGTCACAAAAAGTCGCTTTCACCGTGGTGGCAAGATATCGGGGGGATGCCCCAGACGATGGCTATATTGAGACAATCCGAAGGCACCTGGAGAATGCTTTGGAGGTAGAGAATGCCCGTCTCAGTATGAATTTCGTACTTCGCATTGAGGAGCAAGAATCCACACATGTCTGACGTTTTCTCGTTTCTGGAGGATGCCAATACCCTCAAGATCACCCCAAAGCCATGGATGACCAGTGGTAAGTTCCAGTTGGTCCGAGTGACTGCTGATGCCCTACCAGGGGTCATTGATGCCTGTATGGCATCTGGCCTCTACTCACTGGACCTGGAGACAACTGGGCTTGACACAAGGGTTTTCGATGGGGAGACCAATTCCAAGATCGTTGGGTGCTGTCTTTCTCCTGACGGTAAGACCGGCTACTACATCCCCCTTCGGCACAAGAAGGGGGTCGAGCACAATATTCCCTGGTCCGCGTTCCGCCGGGAGTTGTCTCGTCTAGTTGCAAGTCCCGCCAGGGCTATTTTCCATAATGGTAAGTTCGACCAGGAGTTCCTTCAGTTCAATGGTGGGGAGCCTATTGGCGAGTGGGATGAGGCTGGTAAGTGGGAGGACACGCTCATCCTGGCATACTTGAGGGATACACGGGCTAAGAAGAAGGGATTGAAGCACCTAGCTCAAACCGAGCTGGGTATGGAGATGTTGGAGCTTGAGGAGCTTTTCCCAGAGGGCACCAAGAATTTGGACTTCTCAGAGTTGGACCCCTCGTGGGAGCCGATGATCTGGTATGCTGCATCGGATGCAATCTGTACATGGCTCCTGTATGAAAAGCTGGCCCCACAGGTATTGACGCCGGACGATGGGGTCAAAGGTCAGAAGTTCATCTACGACGTGGAGAGGCTCTGTGTGGCAGCTACCCGGTGGATGGAGCGCCCCAGGGTTCTAATGGACCAGGAGAAGGCCCGGGAGTTGATTAGAATTGGCCAGCGGGAATGGGTCTCATCTCTCCAGGAGGTGTATGGGTCGGCATCGGAGATTGTTGGCCGGGATATTAGGCCCGGGTACTACAAGCTCATGATGGGCACCATTGAGGCCAAGGAATCGGATCTCACTTCTTGGAGAATGACCCTCGCATCCCTCAAGTTTGATCCAGATGTGGTGAGCCCCTCCTATATGGAGTTGGTCATTCAGGCTCGGTCAGAGTCGGACAAGCATGAGTTGGATCCCGTGGTCAAGGAGGGCAAAAAGGTCAAAGTACAGACCCTCACGAAGAGGGTCCTGTCAATGGTCAACAAGGGAGCCATGGAAGAGGTTGACTTCCCATTTGTGTATGATGTGCTCTCACCGGAGCAACTGGGCAGTCTCCTACGTGAGTGCAAGGTTCCTGGATTGACTGCTACGGAGAAGTCCGGTCAGGTGGCTACCAATCAGGATGAACTGGAACGTGTGCTTGAGGAAGCTGGGGACAAGTTTCCTTTTGCCACCAAGATCAAAAGGTTCCGGGAAATCTCCAAGGCCTTGTCGACCTATTTGCTCCCAATCATTGAGGATTGTGCTCCTGATGGTAGTTTGAGGGCTCACTTCAATGCGCACAAGATTGACACTGGCAGATTCTGTGTTTCAGCCACCAAAGACAAAGATAAACGGGCACTTGATGGTGGGACGAGATTCCCCTTCCATGGCACACCAGCCACCTATGACCCGAAGCGGCCCGAGTGTTTGGCCCGCATTCGAGAGTGCATTATTGCAAGGCCCGGGAAGATTTTGTGCGCGATCGACTATTCTGGAGTCGAGCTGCGGATAGTAAGTAACTTGTCCTATGAACCCAAGTGGCTCCGAGAGTTCTTCCACTGTTCTGGATGTGACCATATGTTTGCGGGAGGAGACGGGACATGTACCCCTGAAGCCCCACCTCCATATTGTCCCACCTGTGGTAGTGACAAGATAGGGGACCTCCACACCCTTACTGGATTGGCAATATTCGGAGCGGACGCTATTAACCGGGCTGACTGGAAGAAGCTGAGGGGAGATTCCAAATGTGTGCACCCAGATACTTTAGTGGTTCGTCCGGAGGGGGTTCATACTATTGGAGGGGTGGTGGGTGTGGGAGCACCAGACACCTTTGTGTCTTCATCCGGGTCAGTTTGGGCAGGGGAAACTTGGGCCCCAATAATGGAGAATTACTACGGGGATGTCAAGCCCTTATATCATGTGGTCACAACTCATGGTATCTTGACATGTTCCGATAACCATGGCATCAAGTTGGCCGATGGGAGTGTGAAGACGCTGCATGAGGGGTTGGGGAGGGGGGACTATTTAGCAGTGCCTACAAGTATGCCCCTGATTTCTGACCTTCCATTCGAACCCATTCAGATTAAACTGAACGAGTGTGTCCCGCCTTGCATATATACCCCAAACTACGCAATGGCATATTTCGCTGGGCTGATATCAGGAGACGGGGCTACTCGCACCGCAAGTAGCATGATTGTTCATGGTCATATTGATAAGGTAGACCGGCTGGGGGTACCTTACCGGCTGTGGCAGGACATTCTTGTGGGTACCTGCAATGATTTGGGGCTTAAACCGGTTAGACGACCCGAAGGTGTCTATCTGGGTAGTGCCATTTTGGCTAGATTTTTAGAACACCTTGGTTTGGTGTTTGAGTGCCAGGGGGTTGGAAAGGGTAAAGCAAACCGGACACTCCGTATTCCACCTTGGGTGCTAAAATCAGGGCCTAAGGCTATATACCGCTTCCTTGGTGGTCTGATGGATACAGATGGTACTGTGGCCGTGGACGGGGCGGCATCTATTACCACCAAGGACGCCATCTTTGCCGGTCAGATAGCGGCAGTGCTGCAAGCCTGCGGTAAGCATGTCGTGGTAGAGCCTTCCTGGAACAAAACATATCGGCGGTGGTATTATCGAGTCCACCTTCCAACGTCACACTCGTATTTTCTTAAGCAGTATATGAAGCACCCGGGAAAGATTGCTCGATTGCGGAAGATTCCCATAGGGAGGTTGAAGGTTACAAATCAGATCATCAGGGTTATTCCGGCAACTAAAGGGCTCTGTGTGGATTTTCATCTGGGTACTAGTTCTCATCTCTATTGGGCCAATGGGATCATAACGCATAATAGCTGCAATTTTGCCCTCTGTTACGGGGGTGGTGGGAATGCTGTAGTCAATGCGGTGGGGTGCGACAAGAACGAGGGCTGGCGCATCAAGAACGAGTTTGACAAAACCTACAAGGTGCTTGCCGGATGGTGGGTAGAGAAGCACAAGTTTGCCAGAAAACACAAATTTGTAACCACTGCATTTGGTCGGCGTCTTCCGATGCCAGACATTGATCATGCTATGGGTGGGATCAAGTCCAAGGCTGAGCGAAACTCAGTGAACAGCCCCGTTCAAGGCTGCCTCCATCCCGAGAGCAGAATTCCAACGTCCCTTGGTCTGCTCACCCTCCAGGAATTGTGGGATAGGCAGTCCGCAGGAGAGTTCAATGGGTTTGATGTCTGGACAGGAAAGGCATGGGCACCTGGAAGAGTGTTGTTCTCGGGGGAAAAACTCCTCAGGACTACAACTTTTGAAAGTGGGAAGATAACCCAGACCAGCCCTGAGCATCTGTTTAGGGTATGGGCATCCCAGGGATTTAAGTGGGTACCCCAGGAAGACCTCCAGATAGGGGATTGGGTAGCTACAGGGGCAATGCCAATAGAGTGGGGTGTCCCTAAGTATCAATATAGGTCGGAGGCCCGACCGCAAGAGGGTCACCTGTTCAACAAGGGCATGACGGCCCACAACTCCAAGTCTTTCTTAATTGATGGAAATCACCCAGACTTGTGGGAGTTTCTGGGGATGGTTTACGGAGATGGGTCGATTGGTAAAGAGAATCTGATCGTACATGTGGGGGAGAACCGAGATTACCCGGAGTTCTCATCTCAAGTATATGCAAACTCATGGGTAGTGCGACTCAATCAATTTTTGAATGCAGGCGCTATTGCCCGTAAGAAGGTGACTAAAGAAGGAACCACAAAAAAGGGTGCTCCCTACCTTCCCATGTGGGAGATAAAGGTCCACAATAAGGAATTCCGCACCTTCTGTAGGGATGTTTTGGGGGTATTAGACCAAAATACCTACACCAAGCGGTTCCCCCGTGCTGTGTGGTCTGAGTCAAAGGAGAACCGGGCAGCATTTCTACGGGGATACTTCAGCGCAGATGGGACAGTGAGCGAGGACACAAGGGGGTCCTTGGACAGCTCTATTGGATTTTCGGTAAGGAGCACAAACCAGGGCTTGCTCAAGGACACACAGGATCTATTGGGTACCCTAGGAATACGGGCAAATTATACCCCCAGATCTTTGCGCACAACTGTTCTGGATAGATGGGCATTTAGAGAGCAGGTGGGATACAACATAGACTTCAAAACAGAACGGGCCATGGACATGGTATTGTGCCCACAGTCGTCCAACAAATACTTCATGCCTCCTGATTTGACTAGTTGGATTGGTGGGGTAGTGAAGGCATCCACTGTGGCCTATGGCCCTTTGGCTTCCGATAAAAAGTCCGCAGTTCTGAGGCTAGTGGCGGGGTCCGGGAGTAAACCACAGTGCCTGAAGTACCTGGATATGGTTCCTGAGGTGGAGGTTCCAACAGGGATGCAATTTGCCCTGGGGTATAACTATGAACGAGTCACCAAGAAGTCCAATGACATGGGCCTAGTCACCATGTATGACATCGAAGTGTTTGATGATGACCATGCTTTCGTGTGTGATGGGGTGATTACTCATAACACAAGTGCTGACATCACCAAACTGGCAATGGGGCTCATCTATAAGGAGTGCAAGAAGCGAGACTGGCTTGAGAAGGTCCACATGCTTCTCACGATGCATGACGAGCTTGTATTCGAGATTGATAAGGACATCCTAGAAGAGGCCCTTGACACGTTTGTGCCTATTATGTGTCGCAACAAGGCTATCCTGAACCTCAAGTGGCCCGTCCCATTGACATCCGATGTAGAGATGGGGATGGATTGGACCGTGCATTGGAACCTCAAAGAGATGCGTAGGGATGGGGTCTGCCCCCCTGAACTAGAGGGCTGTTTCAAGGGGTTGGTCCCGAAGGATAAGAAGGTGGTATCTCCTCCTGAGGCTCAGGGGACCACTTTGGAAAGGGCATCGTCATCCCCGAAGACAACCACACCCCAGTCCAAGCCACCTTCCTCGCCCCCCAAGGATGGTCCAGTCAGGATCTATCAGCTCAAGTCCCTTGGGTTGAGTGAGTTGGAGCCTTTGGCCAGGATCATGGCGGGCGGGTCCCCCAATGCACCAGCCAGACTCAGGGTGCTGGATCCAGAGGGGGGGGACATTACAGGGGTACTGTCTACCGTGTGGGGCGGTACAATACCTAACGTGGAGCTAGAATGACCATCGAAGAGCGATTGGATGAGTTGGAGCGGAATGTCCATAGTGTGGCCGAAGTGGTTGCCGGAACTGCCGACGACACTTTGCGGGTGTGTATCGCCATGGAGGAACTCTCTAATGCGGGGGCCATTCCGGAGATCCCGTGGGACCTAGCCACTGCAATGGTGGAGTTGCATCATGCCCGATTTGCCAAGGACAATGGGGGGGAGTCCACAACTGATGTGCCCCTGGAGGCTCAGATTGAACAGATAGAGGCTCGGATTACAGAGCTTCGGACGGAATTGGTCAAGCGGTTGACCCCAAGGGAGGATGCCCTCAATGAATAGGTGTGGACAGAAGCCACTAGATGGTATTGGTGGCAGGTGCACTCGTATGCCTCACAGCACTGGACCTTGTGCCCATCCTGCCCATGAGGAGTCCTGGAAACGACGTGCCAATCGATGGCTTCTTGACCAATGGTTTGATGGGGGCACTATTCGTTTAGGGATCGCCAAGGCCGTGTGGTGTATAGCTGATACTCGTGGTTGGTGGTCCTGATGCCAGATCCAAAGCGTAAACTGGACCTGCTGTCCGAATGTAACGACCAGCACGTCCCCCCAAATGACTTCAAGCAGACATTCTGCAAGCGGTGTCGGAACCCCACTTGTGTCAATGCGGGCTGGCAAGGCTCAAATTTCCAAGAGAGAATTTCTACGCAAAAAGACCGTCTAATCATCAATCCCCAGTTTGCCAGCCCTGAGGATCATCAGTTTGATCCCTTTCGGGCCATGCACTTCCTTGAAGTCGCCGCAGAGGCCTTGTCAATCAGGTCTCCCGGGTCTGACTCATGGGATGCTCCTGGGGTCCATCTGGCAAGCCCAGATCAGAGCACCAATACCTCACAGGTGGTGGAGGATGCTGTTTCGAAGCTCAATGAGGCCAGGGGGAAGCCAGCTAAACCAGCAAAGCCTGTCAAGGAACGTTTGCCCCCAGCAGCCCCAGAGCCGGAGCGGGTCCTCAAGCCTGTAGTCAAGCCCTTGTCGGCGGAGACAAGGGTGGCCAATACCGCCTTCCCTGATGAAGGTGTAATGCTGGATGGTTCACCACCCCCGTCTCCTGTAGGGGCGGCCAGGGGTGCCCTTGTGGCGGTAGACCCATGGGCACCTGTTGTGGTGGAAAACAAGGTTCCTGTGGGAGCCAAAATCAAGATGGGTCAGTGACATGAACGTGAATGAACGATGCAGGCTTGAGTTGGGGGATTGCCTGGAAGTCCTCAAGACCCTTCCGGATGACTCCGTGGACTCTGTTGTGACTGACCCTCCGTATCTCATTTCGTTCATGGGGTCAAAATGGGACACTGACAAGGGCAACATTGCAGCTGACCCTAAGTTCTGGGCCGAGGTGTTGCGGGTCCTGAAGCCTGGGGGTTATTTGTTGGCCTTCGGTGCCACTAGAACTTATCACCGTATGACCTGTGCCATAGAGGGCGCTGGATTTTCCATAAGGGACTCAATTCATTGGACTTTTGGGTCAGGATGGCCGAAGGGAATTGATGTCAGCAAGGCCATTGACGGCTACCTTCAACAGGGGCGGTCGGATAGTATTGCTCTTCGGGAAGTGAACGAAACTCGACCTGGGGAGGCTGATACTCGTCCCTCAACTTTGAATGGCCATAGGGGATATGTCGGGGCTGAGGATGAAGGTCCCTCAGAGAAGAGGGATGAGCCCTCTACTCCCGAGGCCAAGCAATGGGATGGATGGAATAGCAGCCTCAAGCCTGGACATGAACCAATAGTCATGGCTCGCAAGCCCCTAAGAGAACTCACCATAGCCGCTCAGGTCCTCAAGACAGGAACGGGGGCACTGAACATTGATGCCTGTAGGATTGCTGGTCAGCCAAGGGCCACGGGAACCGTGGCCCTGCATAGGGATAGCAGTGGGGTGAATGGCATCTATGGGCTGGATAAGAGGTTGGATAGGAACCAGACATATGACGCCAATTTGCCCAATGGGAGATGGCCAACCAATTGGGTAATGACTCACTCCGCTGATTGTCAATGCGTGGGTACAAGGAAGGTGAGAGATGGCGGTGGTGGGGTGGCACCCCATAAGGATCCTGGGGTCATTGCGGGGAACCATTCTGGCTTCCATGAGGTGGCTGGGGAGAGGACTAGGGCCCGTTTCAATTACATAGGACCAGATGGGACCGAAGAGATAGAGAAGTGGGACTGCGTGGAGGGATGCCCGGTTGCAGAGATGGATAGGCAGAGTGGCACTTTGACCAGTGGATCTAAGTCCGGGCATCGTAATGAACCCAAGACGAAGAATGCCTTTGGGAAGTTTGAGCTACGGGATGAGGCCCCCAGCGAAGGAGACTCCGGGGGGGCCAGCCGGTTCTTCCCTGTGACATCCTGGGAGCCTGAGGATTTTGCGGTGTTCCGGTATGTGGCCAAGGCATCCAGGAGTGACCGTGGGGAGGGGAACAATCACCCCACCGTAAAACCAAAAAGCCTAATGATTTGGCTTACTTCTTTGGTCACACAGCCGGGGGGAACTGTCTTGGACCCTTTTCTGGGCAGTGGCACCACGGGTGTGGCGGCACTACAAGCAGGCTTCCAATTCATTGGGATTGAGAAGGAGGAGGAGTACTTCGGGATCGCTAAGGAACGTATTGAGAACTACAACAAGCCAGCCGTCAAACCACCCAAGGCTCCCAAGGGACCCGATGCGGAGGAACTGATTGGCGGGTCCATCCTCGACCTGTTCTAATTGAGGACGTTGCTGCCTGACCCGGGAGCAGCCTCATATTCCTTATTGTGCTGCTTGAACAGTTCCAGGCACTCTTCACTGTCCAGGACGAACCGGATGTATTCGGCCAGACCCACGGCCTTCTCTAGTTGGTCTTGATCCTTCTCTTCAGTTTCCCCCTCTGTCACCATAATCTTGATGTCTCCGTCACTTTTGAAGACGACAGCAAAGTCCCCTTCCTCAAGGACTACATCCTCCTCTTGCTCCTGCTCTAGTGCTGGATTCTTCTCAAGATCACTCATTGGGACTTGCCTTCTGTGGGGTTGAGGATTTTTTTCGTGGCCTACACCACCATACCAACATAGCCGTGGTATTGTTTGCCATGGGTAACTGGTGGCTTGATAGTCAGGGCAGGAACAACTTGGCGGGGATACCGGGGGATGCAACCAATCCAGCTGTCCTCCCCGACTACCTGATTGTGGATTTATTGATTCGCAACCAGCGGGCTAAGGAGGATTTCCTCGCCATGCTCCCCAGTATGACGGCGGATGAACAGGTCCGGTTGAATGCCTTGACGGATGCCAATCCGGCTACGCTTCTACCGTTCCCCTTCAATGATCAAGCTGTAGAAGACCAATTCATGCATACCCTGAACTCTCGGGGCTTCAGAGACCCAAACCGTAAACGCTAAAGGAATCAACTCAAAGTGAAAAATCTCGCAATCGTTCTCACCCTCGTCCTCTCATCTTGTGTCACCCTGCGCAATAGCTCGGTGTATCAGGCAGAAATTGCTTTTGCCAACCGGGTGGTGCACCTGAGTGCACCTGAGGTTCGCCACGCAATCGCCACTGAATGCACGTGTGCTGATGGCCATTGGACCACGGCAGCTGGCTCTTCGGCTAGCCCCAGCACGGTCTGTAATGATCGAGTGGAGTGGTGGCTGATGTACGCCGCTCGCTGGCCATGGCACAACGCTATGATGCGTTACAATGGTTCGCTGACGAACACGAACCCCGGGGCGGCACCAGCTATCCCAGCTCAGACATGTGACCTGCCAGCCGACCCCGGGGGCAACTAAGCCATGCCATCCATTCAAGACACCATCCTCAACCTCCTGGAGACTCAGGCCCTTCCAGTGGCACTGGCTCAGCTTCAGGCGGTTAGGGACAATGCTAAGAAGGATTGGGAGAAGTCCCTGGTGGACATCACAATCAACTTCGCATCTCGTGAGGGCCATGAGGCGATTGGCTACCTGAAGGGCCTGATTGCTGATCTCATTAAGGGAAAGATCGACATCTCCCTGTTTGAGAGCAAGCTTACTCTCAGGGAGGCCAGTGACCTATTGGCAGTCCTCCAGCAGCATGAGGCAGATACGAAGGATCAGGTTCACGTGATTCTTCAACAGATTGTAGACGCTTTGGTGGCAATCGGTCAAACGATGCTCAAGGTGCTCCTACAAGGTGCCGCTGGTGCAGTTGGCAATACAGCCCCAGTAACTACCCTTCTCCCTTAACAGAGGGTGATGGGGCCTAAAGGAAAGCGATGCTAACGCAGACCAACAGGAGAAAACGGTTGACTAGACAGGATGGCGCCGTGCCATCGGCTGAATCTACTGCCCGTGGCAGGGCGAGCGACATGCAGGGTGCCCCACTAGCCTTGCTTCCCTCGGTAGATCAGCGTCGAAGTGGTGTACACACCCTCGAAAGAGGGCCTTATCAGGTAGTTCCAGTCGTAGATAGCAATCAAAAACCCTTGATGCCAACAACCCCAAGTAGGGCTCGACGTTGGATCAAGAACAAGGAAGCCACCCCGTTCTTCAAGCGGGGGATCTTCTGTGTCCGCCTCAATCGGGAGCCCTCCGCCCAGGAGAAACAACCAATAGCAGTAGGGATTGATCCTGGGTCCAAGAAGGAAGGGTTCACAGTTAAGTCAAAGGCCCACACCTTCCTCAATATTCAAGCCGATGCCGTCCAGCATGTCAAGGATGCAGTGGAAACCCGACGGATGATGAGGAGAACCCGGCGATCCAGGAAGACCCCCTATCGAGCATCCAGGATGAATCGGAAGCAACGTGGGAGCTTAGCTCCAAGCACCAAAGCTAGATGGCAGTGGAAGATAAGAATTGTGGCTCAATTGGCCAAGATGTTCCCCATTACTGATCTGGTTGTGGAGGACATCAAGGCACGAACCGTCAAAGGGGTCCGGAAGTGGAACAAGAGTTTCTCCCCTTTGGAGATTGGAAAGACGTGGTTCTACAAGGAACTTGAGCAATTTGGGAAGGTGCATCTCAAGCAGGGATGGGAAACCAAGGCTCTTCGAGATGCCGTTGGATTGAAGAAGAGCAAAGCCAAGTTGTCTGAGGTATTTGCAGCTCATTGTGTGGATAGCTGGGTCCTAGCCAATTGGCTAGTTGGTGGGCATACCCTCCCTGAGAACACCAATATGTTGTGTATCTCTCCTATTAGGTTCCATCGTAGGCAGTTGCATGTGATGGTTCCTGCCGTCGGGGGAATCAGGAAACCTTATGGGGGGACGAGGAGTTCTGGGTTTAAGCGGGGTTCTTTGGTGTCCCATCCCAAATATGGCCTGACTTACGTTGGAGGGGTTAGTAACAAAGGTCTAATCACCCTACAGACACTAAAAACAGGGGTCCGGGTTTATCGGAATGCCAAACCGGAAGATCTGGTGTTTCGGAGCTATAATGTTTGGAGGGTATGGTGATAGGGTCCATTAGACGATATCTGGCCGAGAAGAATTACGGGTTTGTGGTCCCCGGGGATGGGGGGGAGGATGTCTTCTTCCACTTCTCGGCTTTCGATAGCCAAGAGGGGGCTCCTCCCATTACAGGGGAGCCAGTGTCTTTCGAGAAGGAGCCGGACTCTAATAAGGCCCTCTCGGTGACCCGTCTGACAGTTCCCGCTAAGTTCACAGGGCTGGTGACCAATTACGATCCCGTTAAGGGATATGGGTTCATCCGTACCAAGGGGGGTAAGACCTTCTACCTGCACAAATCTGAGGTGGTTTCCAAGAGCATTCCGATGAGAGGGGCCACCGTGGATTTCTATGCTGTGCCTGCCCCTGTAGGGAGTAAGGAAGCTCCTAGGGCCTGTTACGTCACTGTTATGTAGGTGGCCTAAAAGTGTAACGGTGATGTGATGTCTGGCGGAAACCCATATGATCGAAGGGACCTTGAGCGGTATGCAGCAAGCTATCCATATGACAAGCAGGGGCGCAGTGTCCGCCAGTTGGCCCTGCTTAACTGGTTCGTTTTCAAGAGTTTCGTCGGCCTTCCCAAAGAGGTAGTGCGCCAATACGCCTTGAGCCTCTATGATTCGATGCCCTCCTCCCCTAAGGTACCTAGCAAATGAGCGATGACAGAAACCCCTTCGGGGGCAAGAATCCCAGTGGCATGTATACCCCCATGTCCGAAATCGAGCAGGAGTTTGTCTCCCGGCTCATTGAGGCCAAGGACCTTCAGGTGATCGTCCACGGATGGGGCCATGTCCCCAATCCACCTGTGACCCTGGGAGACCTTCAGCTGGTCATTCCGCTGAAGCTGGACTTCGATCGGCCAGCCACCCCAATCCCCGTCTCCTATTTTGACCTGGAACTTCGTACAATTTCCTCGGGTATCACCCTCTATAGGGAGCGTCAGTCGGCGGAGTATGGAAATCAGCCCCTTCTGGTTGGGCAGGGGACATCTATTCAGATGGTGTGGCATATTGGGATTCGAGCCATCGATCCCAATCTCATCAAGACCCAGATGCCCGGGGTATATGGGTTGACATCACGGGGCTTCGATAAGGATACTGGTGCCTTGACCTTTGCAGGGAACATGAAATTGACAGAAAGCCAAAAGAAATTGCTGGTTTCGGTCCGTAAAGGTGAGGCCAGTGTCCGTCAGGAACGTGACGACAAGACCAAGAATTGAGTGGCCTTAGTTGGCCTATGCCTCCCCTGTAGACAGGATGCCCACCTCCAAGACCCTTGTAGATCGATTTCTTGGCACTCAAGTGGCGAAGATGGCCTTTCGTGAAGCACGAACAGCTGGGGAACTGGATCCCAATTGGGTCAAGGGAATTCGCCTGTGGGTCAAAAAGACCTTCGCCCCAAGGACCTTTGACCCGCATGCCCCCCATGATGTCCTGGACCACCTAAAGCGCCTCAGGGACGTAGAGCTTGAGAAGTTCTACGGGCACCTGTTTTACTCACACGGGTTGCTTCAGCATGCCGATGGGGGTCTCAAGTCGGTCATTGACCAACTTCGGGACAAGGTGACGGAGGAACTGGGCAAGGCCAGAGAAGTCCTTACCGATGCCATTGATGGTGTCAGGTTCATGGTTGATGCCACCACTCCCGGTACCAGGGAGCATGAGCACCGACCAGATATCAGGGAATTCTATGCTAACAAGCCCGGAGGGGAAGACCACTTGAAGGCAGAACGGTACCTAGTCGATGGGTTGACCGAGCAGGCCAACAATGCGGCTGAGAAGGTGGATGCCATCCTATCAGGCAGGTTGCTCCGGTTCATCACCGCTTGGCTTACCAAGTGGGCAGCGGGGATGCCATTTGAGACCGACGAGCTCTTGCTGGAGCACAATATCGGGGGCATGAAGCTAGTTTTCGAGGGGAAGTTCAGTCCCGTAGGGGCAGACCCGGGGAAGGACATTCGGTCCCCTAGAGACCTGAAGAACTACATCCCACACCTTATCAAGGCCAAAGCACTCCTGGAACGTAGGGGACTGGGGTTCCTCTGGTATGGGGCCGTCTTTGTCACTTGTAAGGAGTGCGGGGGGCAGAACCAGTATGGGACCGAACTGGGCGTGGGGGGCCATTACCTGCCCAACAAAGACACCATCTACATCTACTCGGATCCAGGTAATGGAATCACTGAATTGATGATTCATGAAACAGGGCATCGTCTCTATTACCGGTGGCTCAACGCAGTGGACAGGGCCAACTTCGACCGCTACTATGGGGAAGTGGCGGCGGTCTCCAGCTATGGGGCCAAAGCGAGTGCTGAGGACTTCGCAGAGGTGTTTGCCCACTTTGTGATGGGGGAGGATATGACTCGGGACCAGATCGACAGGTTCAAGGCGTTCCTGGGGGGCATTGGCAAGAAGCTCAAGCTGGCATCCCCCATCAAAGTATCCCGTAAGGACCTTGTGGGTCACCTGTCGGTCATCGCCAAGGCATGGCGGTCCGATTATGCCAAGTTCCGTAAAGCCGCCTACGACCTGCTATCCGCTGGCAAGCGGGATGCTCCATACTTGGGGCGGTGCCTTGGGGAGTTCGTGACAGAGTTCACCCAGGAGCCGGACGGGGGGTCCAAGACGGAACGTCTAATCAAGGATGCCTTCAAGGAAAGCGTGGCCACCTATGGGCCCGTAGATGACCAGGAACGGTCCTCCTCAGTGGCAGACAGGTTCCTTCAGGCAGCTGGTTACGAGACCAAAGACCACGAACCAATCGAGTTCAAGGTCACCCCAGACAATGAGGGGGATAACAACCGTGGATGGCAGGTAGATAAGGTTGAGGCATTCCTGGGAGGCAAGCCCGTCGGATACCTCAATATGAGTTACATCCCAGTCGAGAGGTTCAAGAGGTACTATCCCAGCATCCTGGAATATCTCGGGGAGATCAATGGGATTGGTGCCTTCACCAAATACAGTAAATACAAAGACTTGAGCGACTTGAGGACCCGTGTCAGGGCTCTATTGGACTACCATGATCGTTACCCCGGGGCTGGTGGTGTTGGCCTGACGGGCCCTGAGGACCCCAAGATCGATGACCTGTCCGTCACGGAGTTGAAATCTCTGAGGAAGGATCTTGAGGCCCCTCTTGTGGAGAAATATGGCAGGGGATTCAAGGCTTTCAAGGCATTCATGGTCGATAAGCCTATAGTGGACTTCATTCGGGTAGGTGATGAGTACCAACGCCGGGGGGTGGCGACCGCCCTCTACGACTATGGGGCTCATTACCTGTCCCAGAAGGGCATGAAACTCTATGCCTCTGGACTCCAGTCCAAAGAGGCCCAGGCAGCCTGGGATTTCCTCCGGAAGACCAAGGGAGCCAATATTGGGACCGAGAAGGGCCCCTATGGGAAGACCCGGACATTCCTTTCCTACTGAAAATACGTTAGCCTCCCTATCCCCTCCCACCACTAAGGAACCTACTCCAATGACGCTTCGCTCCAAGCTCATCCGTATTGCCCATGAGAACCCCCAGTTCCGGGCACAGTTGCTCCCCCTGATCAAGGAAGCGGCGGAGCCTTCCCTCAACGATGCCGAGATGGACGCCCTGAAGGCAGTTGCAAAGGCCAAGGGACGTAATTGGAAGGGCTGGCTGATGGATCAGTGGCCGTCCAGCAAGTATCCGGGCTTCGAGGGGGACATCACGGCTCAATTGCAGTCCATCAGAAACAAGATTGGTCCCTCAGGACTAAAGAAAATCAAGCTGGCATCTGAGGTTTTGACTGACGATGAGATTTGGGAGTCCGACCTTCTTACGGATGCCGAGATCGGTGCCTTGAAGGTGGCTCAGAAGAAGTGGGGTAAGCATTGGAGAGCTAAGCTAAATACCTTGGGGAACGCAAGCAAACACGGATACAGTCCTAAGTCAGAGTTGCCAAAAGAGACTGAGACTCTGGTGTTCACCGCTTGGAAGAAGCTTGGTCCAGAGGGGCTTGGGGTTCCGCGTTTGAAAAGTTGGCAGGGACCAATAGTGGGACTTAGGGCGGCATTCGAGAAGTCTGCTGGGGCCAAGGGGTCCATTGAGAGCCACATCGAGATGGGGATGGTGGCGATTGCCAAGGAAGTCAGGGATGCCCTGGACAAGGAGTTCAAGGACTCCATTACCTTCCGGGAGCCCTCCACCACCATGCGCAACAGTGCGGCATTCGAGGGGGATATTGCTTGGCAGGGGGATGATTCAGGCAAGATGGGCTTCATCCTGGTTGTGCTTGAGATAGACCAGTTTGACCTTCAGAAGGGCAACGTCCACCTGAACATGAACCTTCCGAATGGGAAGAGGATGCAGAAGGATTTTGGCCTACCATCCGGTTGGATGTCAAAGTCCCCAGAGATGCTCGGTCGTGAGATCGCTAATGTCCTAGGCAAGAATTGGATTGACCCCTTCTTTGGGGCAGCCTCGGTTAGCTAGGGCCTAGCTAGTAGGAAGATCCCCCATAGGCCCGCCTGAACTCAATCAGGCAGGCCTTGAGGGCTTCCGTGGCACACATGGTGGGGTCTGCGCATCGCCCCTCAGCAATGGCTCTGAGGATGTCCCGGTAGAGGATGTCCTCGGCGACATGGGCGCGCTCGGAGTCATTCGATACCTTCGTGATATCGAAGACTCGCTGACGTACCCAATCCTTGTCGATCTGCTCTACCTTGGTCATGGCTTGAAGCTCCCAGCAACGAGTTCCTGGTGCTCGGACACAGTTTTACAAAGGGTGATATATTCCTCATTGGGGAGGTCCATTTTCATTTGGTTCACATTCTTGTGGACCCATTGAAGGTTGCCTTCTTCATACCCCTTGGACGAGTCTTTACGATCCAGGGATGCCGTATGGTTTCCATGAGCCCTCGGGCTGAATCCTATGGGGAGCCCGCTCAGTGCACATTTTCTTCCCTGGTTTTCGTAGAGTGCCCACACTTCTTCACATGTGATGCTAAATCCTATACCCCTGATTTGGGCGCTCTGTCGGATGCGGTTGAATACCATGGTAGCCAGTTCTCCAGTACCTGTCCATGACCCAGTATGGGCACACCCGCAATTGTTTGTCATGTTTTTGGTCAAGGACGAGGCACGTAGGGTGATCTTATTACCACAATCACATTGGCATATGGCCATACGGTGACTACCATCCAGGTACATGAATTCCTGAATCACCAACTTATCATACCTTTCCCCAATTTTCCATTTCTGCATGTCAAGATAGCTACATTGCCTACACTGGGTTGTATTACCCCGGGTCAGGCTATATGCCAAGATATCGAATTCTTGTCCGCAGGCACACCGGACACGTACCTTCTGTCTCTTGTGTCCAGAGGGTTCAAAATGGGGGGGTAGGAGTCCAATGACTTCCAGAGAGGTGAATTGGTCACCAATTTCAGTGGGTGTGCTCTGGGCCATATCTTTTTCTCCTGTGTCCTACAAAGGGCTAGTCAATAACCCCATTAGTGGGTCCTGAAAAGCTGGCCCCCACGAGTTCTTGACAGAGTTCATCAAGGGCCTTTCGGTCGGAACTCCGGGGAAGTGGGGACGTGGCTAACAGTGTTTCCAACTCCGCATTTTGCTGTTCCGCGAAGGCAAGCAACTTTTCATAACTCCACGCCCCATTGCGGACAGCGAGGATCTCGGCAGCATCCGGACGCTTTACCCTCACGACTCCCTCCGTAAGGATTTCCCGACACATCCTCAATAGCCGAACGAGTTGAGACCCAAATTTGGTATCAAACCCATACTTGGCCTCCAGTTTGGCACGTTCCTCATTCCGTTCGGACTTCCAGGTCAGGTACTGGTTCCAATGCTGTGTTGCAGTGGAGAACTCTCGTTCCTTTTGGAGGTAATGAATGAAGTTCTCCTCGAACCCCAAAGAGCGGGCTGCGGACGTGTACCGGGTATCCGAGGCTATCTTCAGTTCGGCGAGGAGCTGGGAGAACCCCTCCCGAACTCGGATTTTGGTGGACTCCTCAAGGTCCTCAATATTCCCTTCGTGCCAGCGGTCCAATTGCTTGGACACCTCTGCCTGTACAGCGAGGAGTTGGTTTTTGTCAACCTCCATCTGTGGCTTGAGGCCGAATTGCGCTCGGGTTGGTTGCTCCGTCATAGGGTTTAGCAACCAGTGCCGATGGGATTTTATCCGGGCCAATTGCCGCAATGCATATCCGGAGAACCTGTGCTTGGCTGCTTGACTTAGGAACAGGTTACGGTTGTCTCGGAGTTTCTGACCCGCTGGGGTGCACAACAGGACATCTGCTTCTTCAACAAAGAGGCACTCCAAAACATTTGGGTTGTTGTCTGCGGCCAGAGCCATGAATTTCTGGAGGCTATATATGGACCCCTCCATCTTAGTTCGCTGGACAACACCCGTGAGTTCTGGGGACAGGAGATTCATGAACGGGAGCATATGGCCGGGCTTGTCTGCCTGCTCAAAGTGCTTGAGGAACCCATAGAGGTACTCTTTGGGAGGAATACAGATACCTTTGACATCCAAGTCCGAGGTTTCAGGGTTATGTGTGCCGTAGGATCGGGAGCCAGCCACTGTCAGGAGAATTGTTCGTTCACGTAGCCAGGGGAGGGATGTGGGTTGCGGGGACTTCTTGGAGCTCATGGGAGCTGTTACGCTTTTGAGCCACGAGTCCTGCTTGGTGATCCGTTACGAGGCGACACATCGTGATATATTCATCATCCGTGAAGTCCCATTTTGTTAGGTTTACCTCCCTATGTACCCATTGGACGTTGTCCAGGGTGTATCCTTTGGAGGGGTTTTTTCTATCTAGGGATGCAGTGTTTCTACCAGATCCGAAGTCAAAAGCTAGCGGAAGACCACTTAGGGCACATATCCGTCCCTGGGTTTCATACAGAGCCCATGCTTCCTCACAGGTGATCCTAAACTCTAGATTTCTGACTTTGGCATTGTGGCGAATGTGGTTAAACACGGTTTTGGACAGCTCCCCGACACCTGCCCATGACCCAATATGTGCACAACCACAGTGATTGGTTTGGTTGGTCCGTAATTGTCCTATGCGAATCATAACTCGGTTCCCACAATCACATAGGCAAGCAATCATGGATTTTCCTCTAACCTTTTCATATCCCTGGACCACTAGTTTGTCGAACCTGTCGCCAACGGTCGCGGCTCTTTTCGCACAATTTCTACATCCCGTG